AGTGCCGTCACTATGACGGTTAAACAGATGACGATCAGGGCGATTAACATCGCCTTTTGCTGCTTCATAGCCTGCTTCTCCTTGACCTTTCGGTCCGTAAGAGGCAATCTATATGTGACGAGCATATAGGGGCCTCACTTCGATTTATAGTCGGGTGGGGCTTTTATCTATCTGCCGTTGGTGTTCATGCCCGAGGCAGATAGCCTCAAGCACCCGCAGCAATTCTACTTAACTCTGCCGTTACAGCAAGCCGTTTTCGTCCGATATGGGAATTCCCATATCGGAATGAATTCAGTTCACCTGGCGAGGCTTAGCGTACAATTTTTTCCGTTTTGTGAGCTGCCCCTACATGCCGCTGGCGCGGCATCCGGAAAAAGAATCCACGTTCTGAAGGACGTGGAGGATGTCAAGTGCCTTTCCTGGTCCAGCCATATTTTTTGAATGCAGGCGCCGCTTCATCGGTTTGTAGCCATTCTGCAAATCGACGGGTTTCATCATTTGCATCCTGACGTACTGTAATGTTCATATCACGCCATATCACGTAGTCTGGCGCTATTTCCACGACATCACCAATTTCTGGATTACTGGCTGCCCAGTCAGCCCAGGTTATCCAGACATCTGCTTCAGGCTGATTCTCAAGAGCCTTACGTGCAGTTCCGCTATTGGGCGCATATAAAATAATATTTTTTCGGATTGCGGCGACAGTTTCTATATTCCCTTTACGTCCGGCAATATCTTCCCAGACGCCAGTGCCTGATGTATTACTGGTACCACCACCATCATTAACAATTACGCCAATCCCGGGTCTGGTCAGGTCGTCAATACTCCGGATATTTTTAGGATTACCTTTCTTTACCAGTAAAATACTTTTTCGCAGATAAAGAGGCTGAATATCTTTTTCACTGAAGCTGTCTTTATGGTCCCGAATGATAGCCAGAGCAGATTGTTCTGATGCGCCAAACAAGATATCTGCATTTTTTTTGGCATCTTCATTCCATTTGTTCTGTGGGCCGTAATGAACGTTCACTATAATACCTGTTTTTTCGGCATAAAGTTTGGCTGCATCAAGCAAGGCTGTATGCGGGCCACCAGGACCATACAGATTGATATCAGCATAAGCAGCAGAAGACAGGAATATTAAAAAACCTGCCATTATGTTCCTCATAAAAAACTCCTTTTATTGGTTATCATGAAATAAAGTTATAAACACTACAAATAATATATATTACATCCAGATAAACTTATCCGACTTTACCTCGTGCATAGCTTGTTATTTAAAGTTAACAAAATAAGGAAAATTATACGCATATTGAAGAGTATAAACCTTACATGTTGATTACATTTTTGTAATCAACATCCTGTTTGGAATAGCCAGCCTTTAATGGATAACTATTTCTGACAATGCAATGAGTATAATCAAGTCCATCTTCCACTGAGAATTAGAGGCGGCATGCTTTTTCCGGCTCTTGCCGGATATCCGTAATTGTCCATAATCTGCAGATTTATACCTTCAGCATGACCTGCCAGCGAAAATTTGTCCGGTGTTTCTACGGAAATAACATCAAAAGTTACACGCACTCGCGTTACCGTGTAGACCTACTTTCCTGCACTTGCAAGATCACAGTGGTGTAACCGTAACAGGAATTTATTCTCTGGACCGGCAGTAAATCCCTGAGTGGCGTGGTTCCCATATCAATTTCCAGCCAGGCAGCCTCCATTGCCAGCGTACTGGCTGGAGCCATGACCTGCCCTTTAAATCTGGCCCGACCATCCCACCGGACGTGTTCTTCTCCCCTGAACTTAGGTACAGTCATCTACAGTGGCACAAAAGTGTCAGCGCCATGATTTTTGACCGTTATCGCGCTACGGATATTTTGTTGACTGGTGAAAATTACCCCGCAGAATCAGGCTTATTCCCTTAACCCGGGCTTTCATCCTGACCGCCGCCTCACTACGACCAATCAGACTGCCGATGCATTTTACCTTCATTGTTAGTATCATAATTTCAGGCCTGCACCATCCGCTCATTGCCCGGACTTCCGACAAATCCCGGCAACCATATCTCGGTGCTTGTTCAGCTCCCGCAGCGCGGCGCAGACTCGCTCCCACTTCTGGACATGACTTTTCGCCCGACGCAATTCGCGGTTTGCCATATGCAGCGATGGTAAAACCAGGTCATCCGCTCGCGTTTCAGTAAACGATGGCAACGATTGCACAATATCAGCCACAGTTTCTGTTTTAATATCTTCCTGTGTTGCAGCTTCCTGTACTGGTAACGCAACACCTGCTGGCTGAGGAAAGGCTTTACCATCATTTTCCGTTACCGGCACGGATTTCGGCTCTGCTGGTAACTTATCGCCCGGCATGCAGTAACGAAATTTACCGTTCTGGTTTACACGAATCAGACGACCTTTGCTGATTGCCATTGCCAGCGTTGAAGCCACTTTGCGTGATGTTGTACCGAACAACGTAGCCAGCTCATCAGCCGTTTGTGGTCCGCGTTGTTCAACCGTCGCAGTTAAATCGCACTCCGAAATTTTAGCGACTGTTGCCGTGGTGGTTTCTTCCGACAGTTCTGCCGGCGCTGGCTGTTCCTGCTGAACGTTGTTATAAGCCACACGCCAGGTGTATACGCTTTTATCAACGAAGCCAGCCTTTCTCAGTTCCCACAGCTCGTTCAGCACTTCTTCACGACTGATATCAAGTCGCGCAGCCAGCTCTACCGACGTGGCTTTTCCCATCGCTTTCAGTGCGTCAAAAACAGTCTCCATAAATTTCCTCCCGGTAAAAATTACTTCTCAAATCAGACAAACCCAGCCGCTTTCCGGCGTTCATATTCCTGTTTCAGCAACTCAATTGGCGTTGGTCCCGCAGGACGTTTGGGTGCTGCCAGTTGTCGCCGGACAGGCGGAACACTCAGGCCGTTGCTAACATGCTTTGCCCATTTCGTCAGCTGCCGTTCTGCAAGCCGTTTTAACTCCCCTTCGGTCATCTGGCGTTCAATCCCCTTTGAACGCATCTCGAGGCAAATGTGATACAGCACAGGCTGAGACCACGGGTACTTATCACTTCCGTCGTATCGCCAGGACTCATTGCGCCAGCGGCGGTACTCCTCCATCACAGCATCCACCGTCAGACCAAATGGATTGGCCCCGCTTTCCGAAATCAGCGCCACAAACTCAGCCAGGTCCGGAGGCCATGTTTCACCCGCCCGGCAGCAGTCCATGCACTGGCGGCAGACCTGCCGGATTTGCTGCTCAGTCATCGCGCCAATCTGTGCAATCCAGAGCTTCGAAGGTGCGGCCCCGTTCTTCTGGGTCCAGCGGTTCGAATAAACCTCCCCCATGAGCTCCCACAGCTTCCAGGCCGTTTCCGTCGCTGATAAATCCGTTTTCACGTTCCCACTGCTCACGTGCTGCCCGAATTTCCTGAACTGCCCGTGATGCGGTTCCACCTGGTGCTGCTGCATGGTTTACCCCCTTGCTGACTGGTTTAACCTGCGCCCTGACGTGATTTACGTGACGGGCGAATTTCTGCTCCCACTGAACCTGCGTAAACACTTTCCCCTCCGCTGCCCAGTAGTCCCGGAATGCGGCAAGTTCAGCAGGTGTGAATTCTGTCTCCGGCAAAGCCATCCCCCACAACGCAGCCCGTCGTCGAAAATCCCGTGACGGATACCAGTTATCGGTCATCGGAAATTTTCCGATGGGTTCGCTCAGGCCATCCAGGAATACAGGGGGGACTGCCTGTAACGACAAAACTTCCTGCTCACTGGTCGGAGCACTCTCGCGTGCGTTATGTGTGGGGTTTAAATCTTTGGGTTCCTTTGGGTTCCGTGATCCGTTTTTGGGTGTCTTTGATGGAAAATTTGGGTGTCTTTGGTTATTTTCCATGCAGCAAAGAGTTCCGTTTTTGGGGCTGTTTTGTGCTGAAACATAACCGTTTTCGGTTCTGTTTTTATTAACAGTACCAATTTTACCTACCTTTAAAGACTCCCGTTTTTGGGTGTATTCATCCTCGGTAACACTTTCTTCAACACCGATAAGTCGGTACACCACAATTTGTTTTGTCCGGCCTTTTCTCTCACCGGTATCAACAATTAACCCAATCTCCATCAGGTGTCGTAAGCTGTCCTGCACAGTCTTTTTGTTCAGTTCCGTTACTTCTGCCAGTGCAGATACAGACGGGTATGCACACAAATCGGCACCGCACATATCAGCAAGCCAGGTCAATACTGACTTACTGGATGAACTGCCGGTTTTCACCTTTTTAGCCCATCGTAGCGCATCGATACTCATACGAACCCCAGACAGATATTTGTTTATCTGCAAAGTAATGTTGGTATTGCTGACGATACGCACGCTTGAAAGCAATAGCTTTTTCTATAAGTTCGTCAGTCTCACGTTCCACAACAGCTGGATCCGCAAAAAGTAGCCCTGACTCCACCACATCGCCATATTCTTTGTTTAACCCGGCGATCATGTACGTAATGCTTTTTCCGTCAGTAATTTCACGATACAACCTGAAATCACTGATCCGGATAGCCGCCATAATTGCCGGAATCAGCGCCGTGAATTTTTCCCGCTTATCCCTGGTGTCGATAGATTTCCAGCGTTCGAATATCTTCACCCGGTTAACGCCCAGCGCCCGTTGATCAACCGCGCCATCATCAAACGTGACGCGTTGAACATCGATGTTCGGGCGTTCTTTCAGAGCCCAGAATGCTTCCGTGATTAATATCGTCGCCTGCTCCTGTGTCATTCCTGGTCGGCATACCCAGGCATCCAGAGCCTCACAAACCTGTTCAGGGGTGATTTTCATTGTTCAACCGCCCCGCCCGCTTTGCCTTACGATATTCGTCATAAACTTTGGGGTCGTACTGAAGTTCCCCGCCGGATGCCTCTTGCAGGCGCATCGCGCGACCTTCAGGAACCAGTTCCCCCCATGCAGCAATGCTTGCCAACCTAACTCCTGCGGCATTGGCAAGCTTTGTTTTGCTGCCAAAAAACGCTATAGCATCAATTTTCAACATATCGAGCTCCTTAGATTTTCCTAAGGAAACTAGATCGTAGAGAAACCTAAGTCAAGAAAAATTAGAATTCCCTAATATGAAAAACGAAACCTTCGGTGCTCGCCTCTTACATAGGCGTAAAAAATTAAAACTGTCTCAGGCCGCATTAGGTAAGCTGGTCAAAGTGGCTCACGTAACAATTTCTCAATGGGAAAGAGATGAAACACAGCCGGCGGGGAAAAGATTATTCGCACTGAGCCAAGCGCTTCAGTGCTCACCGACTTGGCTTCTTTTTGGGGATGAAGATAAACAACCAGGCGAACCGATCCCGAATAATCAGCCAGCCATTCTGACAGAAGATCAAAAAGAGTTACTTCAACTGTTCGACGCACTGCCTGACTCAGAGCAAAAGGCCCTGTTGTCAGAGATGCGTGCTCGAGTTGAAAATTTCAACAAACTTTTTGAAGAACTACTTAAAGCTCGCAAAAGAAGCGCAAACAAATAACCCCTTTTTTCTCCACACCCTGTAATAAAAAGCACAAACTTTCAAACACTTGTGTTTTTTACACCAAAAAACTTAGGTTTTTCTACATAAAAATCTTGACCATATGCCTTAGGTTATTCTAAATTTCACTCATCAAGACACCGCACGGTGTTCTCAGCAAACAGTTCCGCTACTCCGGCGTTAAGGGGAAATGAGGTCAACATGGATACTATCGGTCTTGGCAACAACGAATCTCTGGTGTACGGCGTGTTTCCCAACCAGGACGGCACATTCACCGCGATGACGTATACCAAAAGCAAAACGTTTAAAACCGAAAATGGTGCCCGTCGCTGGCTGGAAAGAAACTCAGGTGAGTGATATGGATTTCGACACAATCATGGAAAAGGCTTACGAAGAATACTTCGAAGGCCTTGCCGAAGGCGAAGAAGCTCTCAGCTTCAGTGAGTTTAAACAGGCGCTTTCCAGCTCGGCAAAATCTAACGGCTGATAAGCGAAACAGCACCGCGAGGAATCAGTATGCAGAAACGAGAACCCGTCATCATCGCGCCAGACTATACCGATGATGAACTTTATGAGTGGATGCACCAGAAAATTAATGCAGCGCAGGATCTGAAATGGGCCAATGAAGCCAGAGCTAAGCAGGCTGAAAATCTGTCCGCTCTGGAGCAGGATATCACCAATCTGGAAAAAGCAGCGGCATTAAGCATTGCCAGAATGATTACATACCCGCGTTAGTAGCTAATCAACAAAGCTAAGGTTAGTAATTAAGGAGTTCTCCACGGGTGAGGTGGAGTGCGTGCGCCGGACACGGGTGAGCATCCGGCATTGACAGTTTACTGAAAGGATATTTCCCTGAAAAGTCAGACCATAACGCGAAAGCGCACGGCGAGGTAGCTGGTTCATAGATAGCCTGTCGTTAAATTTTCGTCGACCGTGCGCTTCCGGTTGTGGCAATCCGCGAAATGGCGCGGCGGTAAGTATGGCGGGGTTATTCCTTCCCCCGTTGAGGACACCGGGTTGTCAGGTTGACCATACGCTTAAGTGACAACCCCGCTGCAACGCCCTCTGTTATCAATTTTCTGGTGACGTTTGGCGGTATCAGTTTTACTCCGTGACTGGTCTGCCGCCCTTTTTAAAGTGAGTTTTGTGATGCGGTGAATGCGGCTGAGCGCACGCGGAACAGTTAAAACCAAAAACAGTGTTATGGGTGGGTTCTCTGTATCCGGCGTTAATTGTTAACTGGTTAACGTCACCTGGAGGCACCAGGCACCGCATCAACAAAGTTCATTTGTAAAAATGGAGATAATTATGATTGCTCATCACTTCGGAACTGATGAGATTCCTCGTCAGTGCGTGACTCCCGGTGATTATGTTATTCATAAAGGAAGAACATATATTGCTTCGGTAAACAACATTAAAAAACAACGGCTCTATATTCGTGATTTTTCCACACAACACTGTATTAAGGAAACCATGATTAAAGTCTTCCTTGGTCGTGATGGTTTACCTGTAAAAGCAGAGTCATGGTGAGCAGTAATAAAATAACTGCCACAATACGACATTCAGCTTAATGAATACATCAGATTTGATTCTTATATGCCAGCAATGGCAGGGATTTGTTCATCCTTAAATCTGTTATGAGGTTAAAACAAAATGAGTAAAGTCTTTATTTGCGCCGCCATTCCGGACGAACAGGCAATAAAGGAAGAAGGTGCAGTTGCTGTAGCCACTGCCATTGAAGCCGGTGACGAACGCCGCGCCCGTGCCAAATTTACCTGGCAATTCCTGGAGCAATATCCGGCTGCTCAGGACTGCGCTTATAAATTTCTTATCTGCGAGGATAAACCCGGCATGCCCCGCCCTGCTATCGACTCCTGGGATACCGAATATATGCAGGAAAACCGCTGGGATGAGGAATCCGCTTCCTTTATTCCGGTCGAACCAGAATCCGAACCGATGAACGTCAATTTTGACAAACTGTCCCCTGAAGTACAGAACGCTGTCATGGTTAAGTTCGACACATGTGAAAACATCACCGTTGATATGGTGATTAGCGCGCAGGAATTGTTGCAGGAAGACATGGCAACATTCGACGGACATATCGTTGAAGCGTTGATGAAAATGCCAGAAGTTAACGCCATGTATCCGGAGCTTAAGCTGCATGCCATCGGGTGGGTTAAGCATAAATGTAAGCCTGGTGCCAAATGGCCCGAAATTCAGGCAGAAATGCGCATCTGGAAAAAACGTCGCGAAGGTGAACGCAAGGAAACCGGAAAATACACGTCTGTTGTTGATCTCGCCCGCGCCAGAGCCAATCAACAGTACACTGAAAATTCAACAGGAAAAATCAGCCCGGTCATTGCTGCCATTCATCGCGAATACAAGCAGACATGGAAAACACTGGATGACGAACTGGCCTACGCTCTCTGGCCTGGTGATGTGGATGCCGGAAACATTGACGGCAGCATCCATCGCTGGGCAAAAAATGAAGTTATCGACAACGGCCGCGAAGACTGGAAGCGTATCTCGGCATCAATGCGCAAACAGCCTGATGCCCTTCGCTACGACCGCCAGACTATTTTTGGCCTTGTCCGTGAACGTCCGATCGACATTCACAAAGATCCCGTAGCACTGAACAAATATATCTGCGAATACCTGACGACAAAGGGCGTGTTTGAGAATGAAGAAACAGACCTGGGCACTGTTGATGTTCTCCAGTCATCAGAAACACAAACTGATGCAGTGGAAACTGAGGTATCTGATATCCCAAAAAATGAAACCGCGCCGGAAGCTGAACCATCTGTAGAGCGTGAGGGGCCGTTCTACTTCCTCTTCACCGACAAGGATGGCGAAAAATACGGTCGCGCAAACAAACTTTCTGGTCTGGATAAGGCGCTGTCTGCTGGGGCTACTGAAATCACGAAAGAAGAATATTTCGCCCGCAAAAACGGTACATACTCAGGTTCACAACAAAATACTGGTGCATCTGACACGACCGCACAACCAGGGCCGGTAAAAGTTACCGCTGACGAAGTAAACAAAATTATGCAGGCAGCCAATATCAGCCAGCCTGACGCCGATAAGTTACTTGCTGTATCGCGTGGTGAATTTGTTGAGGGGATTAGCGCCCCTAATGATCCGAAATGGGTCAAGGGGATCCAGACTCGCGATTCTGTGAACCAGAACCAGCATGAATCGGAACGGAACTACCAAAAAGCGGAACAAAACAGCCCAAATGCGTTACAAAACGAGCCAGAAACGAAACAACCTGAACCAGTAGTGCAACAGGAACCGGAAAAGATCTGCACCGCCTGCGGTCAGAGCGGTGGCGGCAACTGCCCTGATTGTGGTGCGGTGATGGGTGACGCAACATACCAGGAAATATTCGATGGAGAGAATCAGCCTGAAGTTCAGGAAAATGATCCGGAGGAAATGGAAGGCACTGCGCATCAGCACAAGGAGAACACTGGCGGCAATCAGCATCATGCCAGCGATAGTGAAACTGGCGAGGCGTCAGATCCCTTAATTAAGGCGAACGGTCATCATAATCTCACATCCACCAGCAGAGCGGGGATTCATCTGATGATCGACCTTGAAACCATGGGAAAAAATCCCGATGCCCCGATTATCTCAATAGGTGCAATATTTTTCGATCCGCAAACCGGAGATATGGGACCGGAATTTAGTAAGACTATCGATCTGGAAACTGCTGGCGGAGTCATTGATCGGGACACCATTAAATGGTGGCTTAAACAATCACGCGAAGCGCAATCTGCCATTAT